TGCTTTAAGGTCTCGTATCTCATCTTTAAGGGCACCATTCTCTTGAATCATCTCCATAAACTTAGATAAGTCCATCTCCACTTCGTTTCGTGACATATCGCCACCAAATCTTTCTCTATCACTCATAATACTCTCCTATTATTTATTTTGAGCTTGTTTTGCTTTCATCTCCTCTTCTTCAAGGTGAGATACCAAGAGGGAAACATATATTTCCCTTTCCCATGGCAACATTGAGTCCAGTTCTGTTAATGACCAGTTATGATGCTGGATTAACCCAAAATTAGTCTGAATGTAATTTGCAAGTGTTTCATGAGAAAGGGTTATACGAAAAAATTCTGCAACCCTTGAAGTGTTTGGGTTTGCTCTAACCCACACTTTTCACATTGAAACTCTGCATCATAAACTAATTTAGGAACTGAACTGAACCATTCCATGATTAAATTAAATTGGTCAACAGATAAATCATTTATAAAATCATCTATCTCTTGTTCACTAAATTCTGATGTATCATAAACATTATCTTCATCAAATATTTGTAAGATACATTTATTCAATAATTTAAATATGATTGTCATAGACAATCCTTCTTCATTTTGTGGCATACCAACTTCAAGTACTCTTTCCACATCACTGAAACTAGGTATTCTTAAAACTACACCAATGTTGTCTGTTAGTTGTATTCTATTGTCTAAAACCTCACCATCAATTTTAAGTAGATTGAAATCTATGTCAACTCCTGTTCTACCATCACACTTAGGTTGGTCATGACATCCTAATAATACTTTAGTTGTTTCACCTACAGATTTTTCTCTTATTTTAATAAACAACCATTCTAAATCTGTATTACTTAGTTGTTCTATCTTCATCTTACTGTCTTGTAAATCTGAACATAATCTTATCAAAGATATCATTGCATTAGAAATGGCTTTTGTTTCACCTTCTTCCATTGCTTGTAATAGTACTTTCTGTTCACCTACATTAAAAGGTCTGTACTTTACTTCTATCTTTGATATCGGTAATGTTTCAAAATACTCAACAGTATTAAGTCTTGGTAATCCCATAATATACTCCTATCATTATTTACCTTTAATAGAAGGCATCCATCTCGCCAAACATGTCTTCTTCTATTTTGTTTCTTATTTTCCTATCTAACTTATTTAGGTGTTTATCCATGAACCCTGTTATCAATCCACTTGGTTTTGAGTTCATAAACTCACCAGTCCAATGTCTGTATCTAAATTGTGCATTAAATTTTAGGATATCTGAGTTTCCATAACCTAAATTGATTACACCTAATTGCATTGGAAATGCATCAGATAACAGACAACGATAATTCACTTTTCCATGCATATTAAGTGCTTCTACATATATAATACCTCTGTAATCGTCATGAAATCTACTATGAAAGTTTCCAGTAGCCATTCCATTTACTTGTCCCATCCACATCTCAATTAACTCTCTATCTTCCATGTCGTTGGTTAAATAGAATGTACAATCAAATGCATCATATTGTGGTTTGTGTGGTATTGCTCTTTTAGGCCCATATTCTGAATCTTCTGTTGCAAAGAACCCTTGGCCAGGTAATGTTGCAGACTCACATCTTGTTCCTCTAATTGCAAGACCAGATACTCTTGCACCAGTACCAAACATGGAAACATTGTATCTATTTGCTCTTGATAAGTTATCAATTTTACTTCTAAATCTATCTACCTTCATGCCATTTTCCTTCTACTTTCTTTCCAGACTGCATCCATACTAGATTTCTTGAATGATTCTATTGGTAAGAATATTGCAATTTCCCAGTCTGCACTATCCACTTTTGCAAATGCACTTCTCACATTTGAGGATAGATAATGTTTATAACATGCTTTATAATATGGTTTACCACTTATACTTTTAAGTAAATCATATGTCAATCTAAATCTTGTTGTTGCATCAAACTTATCGTTATTTGTTGTATCATATAGTGCATCTAAAAACTGTGCTCTTAATGTATGTGGTAGATAATGGAGATTTAATCCATAAAATCCACCTTTAGCAGGTTCTACTGGTATACACAATGGAAACCTATCATAGTAAGGTAAGGTTTTTTTGTGTTTTGGGTCATACATGTACATATACATATCACCAAATATTTGTCTCTTTCTCGTTGTTGCATCCCTTAGTAGTTCTTGTCTACTAACACCTTTTATTTGAGATACACGAGTACGAAACCACCTCATGGACTCTTTAGTCCTTGCTTGTATTCCACCTCTAAAGGCTTCTCTTTCTAACTTGTCAAATAGTTTTCCTGCCATACATGTATTTATACCACTTATACCTATAGAAAAAAAAGAAGACTTATTTGGCTTATTTTGTTGACAGGTAGGTACATTTAATAGTATAATACTCTTGTAATGGGGAATTACCACTTACACCAAGTACTTGAAAGTTCGGACTTGTAAAAAATAGAGAAACTTTACTTGATAAGGATTTAGTCCACATGACACTGAAAAGGTTCTTTATCATTAAACTAAAAGTCACGAAGTTCAAAAGTCTTGAGAGGTCACAGGTTCGAATCCTGTCTGTTACCGAGGGTGCAGTGGAGAAGTGGTGTGTATCTCTTGAATTGTCAGTTGGATAGGAAACTTGCGAGGAGTACTATTTGAGACAGAGCATAAGACTTATCGTAAATCGTAGAGTCATGTGAGTAAGCATGTGGTGAGGATAACCCTAGTGTCATCCAATATAACCAATAACTACTTCACTACCTTGATTCAACTAATACAACTTTGTCCATCCTCTAGTTAAAGTGTGAGGATTGCTGAACAGCAAAGGACAATTTAAAAGAGAACATGTACTATCTGGATGCTACACTCGTTGACCTTATTAATCTGATAAGGTGGAGTCTACGCACATAATGGGATGTTCGGTGGGTTGATACTGTATCGATACTGGGAGACATAACCACGAAGGTATTTTACACGAGAAAAGGGGACTAAACATGGTAAACCAACGAGGGCATTGCGTATTCCTGTTGGGGTTAGTGATAACTATCCTAAGTTAGTAGTGGTGATATAAGAGGAACTTAACAGCGTGTACGAAGATTGGTGTAAAAACAAGAGATGAGACTCAAGAGTGCATCATGAAGGTAGTCGGAAACCTATACAGAATCCGAGCGTGTAGATGGTTAAGTTTGTGAGTATGATGATAAGTGTATGGATGTGAGTCGATAACAATTGGTGTCTGGTACTTGTTAGATTCTCGGAGAATAAGAGAGTATAGTCGTCTAACAGTTAGTAGGGAATACGAAATCTCGCTCAAGATGGTGACGAAAGTTGGGTTGCAAACCATTAGTAGTCATTAGTGAACTTCACCTTACAATGAAATAGTTTCGAGGGGTCGTTCCCTTGCCTGAAAAATGGAGACAAAAGCTTAATTACGATAGGTGAGTTAAAACTATTTGATAAGAGATTTGATTCGACAACAATGAAGATTGCTTGATGCAGACAAGTCTCGGAAATGCCCACTCTTCGGAGTGGGTTTTTTTTATGGCTTTAAATGGTCTTCGGTTATTATTCTAAACTTATAACCTCTATCCTTACAATATTCTCTTGCAGCTTCCCATTTCAATTGATTGATACCATAGGTTCGTGACTCTTTGAGATACTTTCCATAAGGTTTGTTTTTCTTGGTGGGTCTCTTGGTTTGTCTCTTAGGTTTGACTTCTATAACCTCACACAAAATATTACCTTCAGCATTTTTATATTTTATCCAGAAGTCTGGGTAATAACGATGAATCTTTTTGTCTAATCCACGATAAGGTATAATAATCTCTTCACTTGACCATTCCAATATACTAGGAGTTTTATCACAATACTTCATGAATCTTAATTCCCACATGGAACGATACACAATCTTTGTTGGGTCACCTTTATACTTTTTATAGTAAATTGGTTTGAATCTTCCCTTATAACTCATATAAATACCTTATACATAACTAAATATAACTAGGAGTATTTATATGAGTTTTTTCAATAAGCTTAAATCTAACATATTAGGGTCAGTTAAAGAAGACCTTAATTCTGCATTAGGTGGTAAACAACAACTATTTAATTCAAAGATATCTGGTGCAGTAGATGATTTAATTGCAATGAAAACAGGTATACAAATATCCAACATACCATCAAATATAACAGAGGCCTCAACTCAAGCTGCTGAAGCTAGAAAACTTTACGCTGCAAAACGCACCATAGACTCAGGCATGGATAGTAGAAGTCATATTAGCACTTCGCCTAATGACTCCATGCTCCCACCAGAAAATAGAACACATCTACAATTCCCCACTGTGGGTAGTGGTGACCATAGTAACAGATATGTTGACAATTGGATTATTTTTAGTACTAATTCTAGAAGAATTGATGCACAACATATTTTAGGTATTGAAGAAGGTTGGACTGAGGCGACAGGAGCAGATTATGCTAGAGATACAATGGTTAAAGCGGGATTCCATAAGTTTGAAGGTGAAACACTGGGTGATTCTGCAAAGAGTACAATGAAAGCCAATGGTGGTCATATGTGGAACGAACAAGTTGATATTGCATTATTCTTTCCCAACAATGTTAAAGACACTATTAGTATAGATTATGAAACAAAAGAGGTTGGTATAGGTGATACTATAATAAATGCTATAATGGGAAAAGGTTGGCATAATGAATTAGGTAATTTCGAGGGTGTCGGTACTGGGTCTGGGGCGGCAGTGATGAGTGGTCTAAAAGAGGCTTGGAAAAACGCTGAAAATTCAATGATGTCATTTAGACCAATACAAGAAGGAAATGTTGCTAATAACCCTAAATTTAATTTATTTAATGGTGTTGGATTAAGAGAACATACTTATACATTTAATTTAAACCCATATAACGAAGCAGATTCACAAGAAATAACTAAGATTGTTAAAAACTTCAAAATGTTATCATTACCAACTTCATCTGCATATAATCCAAGATTAAAAATATTACCAGCAGAATTTGCAATTAATTTTCAAGGCCCTATATTAGGACATATTGAACATCCACAAAATTGTTATCTTTCTAGTGTAGATGTTGATTACTCTGGTGGTAAGGATATGTCATTTATTTCAGTTGAGACTTATACACCAGAAGTTAAAGAAGATAAAGAAGCGGGAACAAAAGGTACTAAAGCAGATGGAAATGTCCAACATTATCCTAATGGTATCACATTAACACTTGTATTTAAAGAAGTCCTACAACTTAATAGACAAAGATATAATGCAAGGGTTGCTGCGAATGCAATGGGTGTTATGGATAAAGACACTATGCGGTCTATTGTTGATGATATGGCACTTAATAGTGAATCACAGAGAAATTTTGATGAGCAAGCAACAGAAGATGATAACCCACCAGTAGATTATGAATATTCCCCAGTGGATGGAACAAAAACCCATCAATTTGCTACTAAAGACGAGGCAATTGCATTTCGTGAGGGTAAACCTAGATACGCGAGAAGTTATTATTCTAAAGCATATAAACATGCAGAAGGGTATTGGTACATCAGATTTGACCCAGGCTCAGATTAATATAGGAAAGACAGGAGTAATATATGCCACAAGATTATTTTAAATATTTTCCAACGATTGACTTTGATGTCAAGAACGATGGTAATTTAATTAAAGCCAAGGATATTTTTAGGAATATTCGTGTACAAGGGAACGCATTAGAGGCTATCACTGGATATGAATATTATTATATTAATGACCAAGATAGACCAGATGTACTTGCAACTAAATTATATGCAGACCCTACAATGTATTGGTTGTTTTGGATGGTAAATGACCACCTTGCAACCTATAATGACTGGCCTAAATCACAAAGAATATTAGAAAAATTCATTAAAAGAAAATATTCTGGTAAGGCATTAATATCTAATTTATCTACAGACATCACTAAAAACCCTTCTACAGATGAAAATAATCAACCAATACCTCACACATTCACGATGGGGGAAAAGGTAGTAGGTTCTACCAGTTCGGCATTTGGATTTATTACCAAGATAGACCCTACAAATAATCAGATTATATTAAACGATATAGAGGGAACATTCATCAACAACGAAACAATCACAGGTTCACAGTCGTCCAAGAGTTTTACTCTCAGTTCGGTTCGGAATTACGAGGATAGTCCTCACCATTACGAAACAGACGAGGGTTTCAAAACCACTATAAGTACAGGTAATACAGAGGTTTCTAATAAAGCATACGAACAATCCACCAACGAAGATAAGAGAAGTATTAGATATATTAAACTAGAATTCGTTGAAGGACTACTAAGAGAATTCAAAGAATTTATAAGAGTATAATATAATATGAGTCAAAATATCATAGGTTCACTGTCTCCTAATTCCTATAGGTTAATCACTGTATCTATCAGTAATAACGAAGGTGACCAGTGGGATGTCACTAATCTAGTAGATTCATGGGAATTAAATGAGAACATATACAATATATTCCTAGAAGGTTCTATGACGATGGTTGATAATATTGATTTATTTAATAGAATAAATTTCACTTCACAA